ATGTTATCAGATTGTTTTAACAGATTAAATTCAGAAGATTATACAGAATTTATTTTCAGGGATAATTATTTTTCAAAAAAAACATTGGAGGAAGTCTCAGACTACTGTGTTACGTATTTAAACAGTAAGTGGTCAATCATCAGTGTCAGAAATGACCTTGTGGGAGATCCGGTATACGGCAGATTCAGTTATGCTGTTTTGCCGGGGATATATGGTCTCAGTGATTTGGGTGCTGTGAGTGCAGCCGGTGTGATTAAAGTACGGGAACAGCCGGTACTTAGCCTTAAAGGATATGGAACCTGCGTTGCAATAATCGATTCCGGAATTAACTGGAGACATAAAGCATTTTTAAATGCTAACAATACAACTAAAATAAGAGCATTGTGGGATCAGGATACCAACATGGTATATGACAGTGTAAAAATTAACGAAGCCCTTTCTACCGGAGCTGATGATATACCCGGAGATGAAATTGGACATGGAACATTTATGGCAGGCATTGCCTGCGGAAGTGAAGATGTGAACAATCTTTTCTCCGGGGTAGCCCCGGCAGCAGGGCTTATTGTTGTTAAATTACGTTCTGCAAAAAGATTTTTAAGAAATTTTTATTCTGTTGATGAGAATATACCGGCTTACTCGGAGGCCGATATAATGAGGGGACTTCAGTTTGTGTCTGAATATATTGAATCCAACAGGGTACCGGCCTCAATAATAATAGGAGTCGGAACGTCACTTGGCACACATTACGGATATTCACCTCTTTCTGATATGATAAGGGATGAAACAGGAAAAACAGGAAGGTGCATTTCTGTAGCAGCCGGAAATGAGGGCAATGAACGACTGCATTTTAAGGGAGTTACCGATGGCATTAATCCGATAGGAGCGGAGCTTAGGATAGAACCGGGTTTAAACGGGCTTACAGCCAATATATGGTCCAAGGCACCTGTTGTATATTCTTTGGAAATTATTTCTCCAAGCGGACAGATTGCAGGTAGATTTCCGGTTAAAAATGAAAGCCAGCGTACATTTTTTGTATTTGAAAATTCTACAGTGTATGTATACAGCAGAAGAACAGAAAGCATATCGGGAGCTAATCTTATTACAATAAGAATGAGAAATCCGGCGGGAGGAATATGGAAATTTAATCTTTATCCGAATATCAAAGGGCATACTGAGGCAGATATATGGGTTATGAACCGGGGATTTCTCAATGAAAACACATATTTTATTGTTTCGGATCCGGAAGACACGATTGTTAATCCCGGTAATCTTGTGGAAGCAATTACAGTTACCGCTTATGACTACAGGGATAATACCATATATTTAAAAAACAGCAGGGGTAATAACTGGTACGGACTACCTAAACCGGATTTTGCGGCACCGGGAGTCAATATGACAGGTCCGTCACCTATAGGAACGGATAACTATGAGATAAGAAGCGGAACAAGTGCCGCCGCTGCATTTTACGGGGGAATTGCCGCCTTGCTTCTGGAGTATGGTATTGTGAATAATGCTATACCTTATCTTAGGACACCGGAAATTAAAACTATTACCATAGCAGGCTGCGTGCAGAAAAATAACATTGAATACCCTAATAAAATATGGGGTTATGGGATGGTAAATATACTTAATTCCTTAGAAAGACTGAGGGAGGAACTGTAGAAAAGATGGAAACATAATTGAGGGCACCGCACTAATTTCTTAGTGCGGCATCCCTTTATGCTTTTTTCAGAAATTAACGGAAGGATTGAAAGCATAGATGTTTTTCTTATTAAGCTTATCAGTTGTTATATTCAACGATTCTCCGAAACGCTGGAAGTGCACGATTTCACGTTCCCTAAGGAAGCGGAGGGGTGCTACAATATCCGGGTCTTTTATAAGTCTTAAGAGATTGTCATATACGACTCTGGCTTTCTGTTCGGCAGCCATATCCTCCACAAGGTCACATACAGGGTCGCCCTTTACCTGAAATTCACAGGCATTAAACGGAATACCACCTGCTGCCTGAGGCCATACACCAAGGGTATGGTCAACATAATATGGGGCAAAAGCTGAGTTCTGTATCTGCTCAGGCGTAAGATTCCTTGTAAGCTGGTGAACCATTGTGGCAATCATCTCGAGGTGCGCCAATTCTTCTGTAGCGATATCGGTAAGGACTCCTGCAACCTGCCTGTCACCTATTGAATAACGCTGTGACATATATCGCATGCTTGCACTTGCCTCACCATCCGGACCACCGTACTTCCGTAAGGTATAGTTGTTTTTTTTAGTATTTTCTGGGGGTCGGGGAATTGACATAAGATTAAAAAAATTGTATATTAGTAGCAATAGATAGTATGTTAAGGAGGGATATGAAGTGGAATATATATCATCTTTTTTGTATTGTGATAGTGTGCAGATGCAGATTACACCGGAGGGACCTGTACCTCAGATTGTTAAACCATTACAGTTTTTAGAACCTGTAGCAATACCAAGCAATTATTCATTTACTATTTCATGTAATATAGCAGGATTTGATGTTAATGTTAAAAATTCTATACGTTTTCAGTTTATATCCCCGGAAGATGAGGTTGTTTATGATTCAAATAATATAGAATTTGAATTACCTCAGGATGAAAAAAGTGTAAATATGCCAAATGTAATGCAGTTTAATATGGATATGAGAAATTTGGTTTTGAGAGAAAAGGGACTCTACAGCACTAAGGTATATTTTAATAATAAGTTAATGAACGAATATAAGATTGAAGTGATTGTGAGTGATGATAATGAGAGAAGAAAAGAAGGTAAATAGTTGGATTGTTGGAAAAAAGTGTGAATCTTTAATGACAAGTGTTCTTTGCGCAACAATGATGATGACTAGCAGCGTGCCTGTAGCAGGACAGGTAATTAATGGACAGGATTATAGGGTTATGAAAGAAGGGTCAGTACAGAATATCTATAAGACTTTTTCATTACAAAGTGGTATTGTATGCAATATTCCGGGATATAATTATATGGAAGATGATTATATTATTAGGAATTATATGGATAAAGAGAAGAAAATGAATTTAGAAAAGTTGGAACAGATTTCTCAATTAAAAGAAGATTGGGATGGTGATGGGGCTCAACCATTTAGTAATTGCTTAATAAGCAGGGTAAGGGAAATTATTATGAGATTACAAAATCAGCCTGAGATATTTCCTACAGCATGTGATTCAATACAGATAGAATATGATGGCGCGGATGGTTCTCATCTGGAATTTGAGATATCAGAAAATGATGTGAATGTTTATTCAGTGGATAAAGACGGACATGAGAAAAATTATAGTATTGAACCAGAATCTATAGATAAGGTGGTAGAAGAATTCTATGGATAGTCATTTTGAGAATGATGAAAAATTATATAGAGCAGTTTTTCCAGAAACAAAAATGCCTAGTTTTTGGAAAAAGAATGGTAAATTATCATCAGCTGCATTAAAAAAGAAAGATGGTTTATCCGTAGAAAGAGGATATTACCGAAAAGATGAAGATGTTCTTGCAGATATGAAGAAATCCTTTCAGGGAAATGTTGTTTCTGTAACTGTAGGGCAGTGCAGGGATGTTTCAGCAGTAGTTTCATATTTGCCTTCAGAAAGAAGCAAGTATCATTCAGAAATACATAGTAGTGAAACAAAATTAAGATTAACAGATTCACAGGCATATAGGCTATCAGAGGTAGCTATCATAGAATATAGGGAATGACATCTATATAAGATGATATTCCCTATTTTTCTATTAATCTAAAGTATATATCAAGAGTGTCTTTTTCATTGTCATAAACAGCTTTGCTTACAACAGAACGTATTGCATTTGCTCTTGTGAGCTTATCAAGTTCCTCATTTTTAATGATTTCATAAGCATTTTTTATTTGACTGAGCATTATTTCATTATCTTCATCATGTTGAACCGGCTTTTGTTTTGATATTATTTCCATAACTTTTTCACGTTCTTTTTGAAGAATAGCTTTATTGTCTTTGTATTCTTCTAAAGTATCAATACCATCACGATACGCCTGCTTGATTCGGCGTTCCTTGTCCTCTATATTTTTGAGAAGTGCAGCAGTATCGACCTTTTCTTCATAGGAATGTTCAGATACTTTTTCGTAAGTAACATTTTTGGATGATAATACTTTAAGAAATCCTTCGTAAATACCCGCTTCAAGACGTTCTGTTTTGATGTAGTGACTTACCTTACACTTGCACTTGTTATATCCACTGCATTGAAAACTTGTTGAATGACCTTTCCAAAGTGAATTAGATACAAGAGAACTTCCGCATGAGGAACATTTAACAATCCCGGAGAGCCAATGCTTGATACCGGATGTCCCACGTTCTTTATAAGGACGTGATATTTTAATTAACTGATCATTGGCAAAGTCCCATGATTCTTTATTTATAAGGACAGGATGAGTCCCTGGAGCAATTATCCATTCAGATTTATCTTTAATGGTGTGTTCGGAAGGGTTCTGTCTGTTCCAACGCACATGTCCATAATAAAAAGGATTTTCTATTATATATCTGATAGTACGCTGTTCAAACATACCACCTCTCCGGGTATGAAATCCCATATTGTTGATTGATCTTGCTGTATCAATAAGGGATAGTCCTTGTGATATAAAACTAAAAATATTACGAACAATTACCGCTTCCGGTTCATAAATTTCTGGAATACTAGTATCAGAGTTTTTTCTGTAACCAAGGGGTGGCTGCGCATTATAACCTCCTCTAAGTGCCTTTTCTGTCATACCTCGAATAACTTCTCCGGATAGACGAATAGAATAATATTCGTCCATCCATTCTATGATACGTTCTATGAGTGAGCCGAACGGACCGTCAATAACCGGTTCTGACACACTCACAACGTCCACATTGGCTTTTTTGAGCATGGATTTATAAACTATTGACTCCTCCTGATTTCTTGCAAAACGGCTGAATTTCCATACAAGAATAACGTCAAATGGATGTTCCTTTGATTTTGCCAGTGCAATCATTCTCTTGAATTCCGGACGTTTGTCAGCCTTTTTGCCTGATATGCCGTTTTCAATAAATATATTTTCATTAGTTATTGTGTAACTATTCTTTTTACAGTAATCAATGATGAGTCTTTTCTGCGCATCAGGAGAAAGCTCCTCTTGCTTATCGGTTGAGACTCTGATATATGCACATGCGTTTTTCAGTGTCATTATGTATCACCCTTTCAAATTATATGAAAATGGGCATAAAAATAGCCCGACTTGCAAAATACCGGGCTAGATGATACAATATGCTTGTTCAGGGCGTTGTATCACTTGTGGTACTTTGCTTGTGCTCCCCGGTTGCAGCCGGGGAGTTTTTTTTATTTTAATTATATGATATAATAAATTCATTAAATATAGGAGAACTATACAATGAAGAAGGTAATAGACATATTAATCTATATATTGTGTTGCTGCTTTGTAATCAGTATTACATTTAATGTTATTGATTATATTGGATTAACAGCAATATATGAAGGAAATACAACAGCCTATATTTTGTTCTTCATCATTGCAATTATTTTATCTGTTTTTATTGGACCTCGTTTGTATCAGGTGATTCGTTATTTTGAGGAATGGTATAAGAATCAGGTACCGCACAATTAGCAATCGTTTCAATTTCCATACTATTGATGGAATTATAAAAGGTTTCTAAGTTGGAAAAGAAAGCATCAGGTGAAATATTAAGGGAAGCAATTTCATCTTGAAAAGCTTTCTTTTTTTTCTCTGCAAGCTCAATTTCCTTTAATTTAATGTTAACTTTTTTTTCTTCAATTTCAAGCTTCTTCAATTCTTTATCCTGCTTAAAATCAAATAAGCTTTTTAGAGCTGGGATTATTCCATTAAATTTAATACTACCCAATTGACCACCAGTTAATAGTATCAGTATTGCCAGTATATGGTACCAGTTATCTTTAAAGAAATTAAATGTATTAGTTAAAAAACTGATAGGGCCAGGAGAATTAAGATTTAATTTTGTAGAAAGACCATCCTCATTTATAAATGTTGATAATACATTTGTACAACTATACATAAGATTGATGAGTTCTTTGGGCTTAATTGGATTTTGCTTTTTTACAAAAAATACAAGAGCAAAAGTATCATTATAAATAAAACAGTTATATAATACGGACAATATATCTATTGCATAGTCATCAAGATTACTGATTCCATGGTATGATGAAACAGCACGCTGTAGAGCTGGGGTAAGGTATGAACGTGGTACAGTTTTAATGATTTCTATATAACGTCTTTTTTTATAAGGACATTTTACTGAAGTCTTGGAATCATCTAATGTGAGGATAGTTCTATTTTCATCTTCTATGGTAAGAGTTTGCTCTTCAAAGTATTCACCGGCATATGCAAGGGTAAAAGAATTACCGTGGGAACCGGGAATTATAACAATATCACCGACTTTCATTTGAAAAATAAACTTTTCACATTTGTTTATTACAGCACCGGTATTTTTTATACTGGGGTAATTTTCCTTGATTAGTTGGGTTAATGTTTCTTTGTTTTCAGATGAAAATGAAGATGAGCAAGTAATAGCGTTCCACGCCAGGGCAACATAACCATTTGTAATGAATTCATTATAAAAAAATCCTTGTTGTGCACGAATCATCCAAAAATGAACATCCTTTGAAATTGTTGGCACTTGATAATTTAAGATATTATCAAGTAATTTAAGGTTTAAGTCTTCCATAATGTTATACTCCTTTGTAATTTAATATTGGGGTAATGTTCAGGACATAACTTGTAGTGCTTTGTTTATGCTCCCCGTTGCAGCGGAGAGAGTAGAAGTTGCACCGGTGCAACTAATGTTTATGAGCTTGATATTCAATGCTGTCTACATTTGATTTATAGAAATCATCATTAAGTATATGATGCAGAGCATGATTGTAAGCAACAATCTGAGCTTCTCTGTTAAGTCTTGCGTTAAGGAAGATAGAGAAACTTCCATCATCATTTAAAACAATCTGTTCGTGAACGGCAGTATCCATATTAATGATGTGGACACCAACGTTATCAGGAATATTATTAATCAAAAAATACCACCTGCTTCATTAGTAAATAATATATTAATACTTTATACATTTGCATTTTTTATTAGAGTGTCTAATTTATTTTTATCCCACAGTTTTATTCCTAATTCGGTTGCTTCCTTTTTGGCCTGCTCAGTAAAAAATTGATTTGTAAGAACAACACCAATATCTTTTTTGTAAAAACATTTTCCAGAGTATGCTTGTTGAACGGACGAGTTACCAACATTTGAAGAATAACATTTACATTGAATTGCGTATGTAATCTCATTTTTTTCAGCAAAAATATCTATACCATGATCGCTAGTCGGAGGAGTTGTCTTGACATTTTTAAATCCATTTTTAATAAGGAGTGAAGAACAAAATTGCTCGAATTCTACACCTGTCATAATATTATAATCTTCCTTTGTATCATTTGTTGGTGAAAAGCTATTAGGAATATTGTTACATACTTCTAAAAAAGATGCCTTATCCATAAGGATTTCAAAGCGGTCATCATTAAATTTTAAAATTTGTAATTTTTCAAAAATATTTAGATAATTTACTACATCATCTGCATCTAAGCATGAATAAACCGCCTCAATTCCCTTTTCATAGAAAATCTCTCCAATACACATAAAGATATCTTTATCAAATGATCCATTAATAGAGTCGAAAAGACTTGGCTCATATATATCTATAAACTTTTCAAACTCAGAAGGACTTATCAATATTTTATGATTTTCATCTATAATTTTAGCATTTTGAATTTCTGTAATTATATTTTGCAATCTTGAATAATCTATAGAATATTTTCTCATTAAAGGAACAGTTTCTATTGTTCCTGAATTTACAATTTCTCTTGCAATGTCAATGAAAAAAATATCTAAACCTTTAATGGAAAATCTATTAGATATGTAAGGCTGTTCTGCACTTTCAGGTATTTCATAGTCACCCAGACTGTCAGCATCCGCTTCATCTTTTTTTGAAATAATGTTGGTGGACAATATTTTATTTGCATCAGTATTAGAAATAGAAATATTATCTTTAGTGGGTTCTTTATCAGTGACGGGGTTTGGTGATGGGGTTAGCCCTTTGGAAGATGGGGTAGGAACTAACTTTTCATTCATATCTATTATAATTTTATCAGAATTGGCAGAATTCCGTTGATTGCTTCTTTCTTTTATATTATCTAAATTAAAATAATCTAATAACTTAGTGAATAATCCCATAAATTTATCCTCCGCTATTTCTTACTTTCTTTAAGTGATTTCATGAATTCAATGTGTGCTTTAAGTCTTTCAGGTGGAATATCCTTTGCAACGTCAAATAGAGAACGCAACTCTGGCTTTTCAAAGATTTCCTGAGCAATTTCACGAGTTTCGTTATTTGAATAATAAGCATTGCCATCATTGTCAAAATGTATTTTTTGACGTAAATTAGTTCTACCATAAATGTAATCCATATCAACGTTAAAGTAGTCAGCAAGAGTTTCATAAACATCGGGAGATGGAAATCTTTTTCCAGTTTCCCACATTGCAACTGTACTTTTTGACATTCCAAGTTCTGAAGCTAATGCTTCTTGACTTAACCCTTTTTCTGTTCTTAATTTCAAAATAATGTCTTTAAAAGCAGTCATTTTAAACACCTCTATATTCTTGTAAATACACAATATCACAATAAGTGATAAAAAGCAATACAAAAAAGTCACAAAAAGTGATTGACAACACTCACAATGAGTGATAGTATCAAGAAAAAGTCACAAGGAGTGAATAAAAACAGCAATGGATAAAATTAAAATAGGAAAAAGGTTAGCACTTTTAAGAGGAAAAAAAACTCAAGCTGAAGTTGCACAGGCAATAGGTGTATGTCAATCGGCATATGCTATGTATGAAACTGGTGCTAGGTTGCCATCAGATGAAAAGAAGATAGCAATTGCAAAATATTATTCAATGACGGTTCAGTCTATTTTTTTTAACACCAAGTTCACAATGAGTGAACCTACAGAGGTTACAGAACAGCGAGGTAAGCATAATGGATGACAAAGTAAAGGAATTGCAGGCAGAGCTTGACAATGTGGCAGCAGTATTAAGGAACTATGTAGCAGAAAATCTTAAGATTTACAAAGATGCAAAGGAAGAGCTAGGAGAAGATAGTAGGCTGGCAATAGCAAAGAAAGCGGCACTAGACGAGATAACAAACATTATGGAAGAGTTAGGCGTAGAGTGGCACTTGAAGAGATTTTACTTTACCTTTGGTAGTGCGGAGGAGTTTCCGTACAAAAGAGGACAATACTTAATAGTAAAAGCACAGGATATTAACGAGGTGGCTAGAAAGTACAAGAAAAAATATCCTAATCCAAGTGGAGACGAGGTGCTTAACTGTGCGGATTACTATACACAGGAACAGTGGGACAGCGAAGTAAAAAAATACTTTGAAAATGTAAAACCCGCAGAGATTATTGAGTAACGAGGTTAAGGCACACCTGCTGGGAGGAGCGAGGCACGACACCCGTACCCAGCTTAAATGCCTTTATATAAATCCAATATCGAAACACCCGAGAGGGTGTCTGCCGGAGGTGGTTGTCCGGCACTGACGAGACAGACCAGAAATACAGTGACGGTGTGCGACAGATAGTAAGGTCATACACCGCCACTGAATAGATAGGTTAATGGGGCGTGCAAAGCAAATTTTATGTAATAGAAATCTATCGTTTCAATTCACGAATAACTTTAACGATATTTAAGATGTTGCAGGCTAGAGCAGTAACCGCAATAAGAATGTTAATAATATGCCTAGGATTTTCACCTCCCTTGCATAAATAGTCACGCTCCATAATTCAATGATACCAAATTTTATTGGTATAAAACAAGTTATCGCTTAGAGCGACAAGTAGTGATTAGAGTGAAAATGCTAATTGAAACATTTACAAGTCGAAACACCCGAAAGGGTGTCTGCCGGAGATAGCCTCCCGGCATTGATGAGACAGGCTAAGTGAGAGTGATGGTGTGTAGTGATTAATTGACGTCATATACCCCCCATCAATGCAGGACACACCGTCACAATACATTTAGTAGTTATTTTTTGTTCTTTTTAACAGAAATAATCATCCTAACAAGAACAGATATAACAGCTAATACATAATATGTAGTTTTTAAGACGTTAAGCATATTTGCTTTATCTCCTTTCTTAAAAGATAAAATAAATATGACTATATGGATAAAAAGGCAGGTGAAGATAATGGACATTTACAGCTCTTACATAATGGAGAATCTTATTGAACAGGGAATAAGCGTCAGGAGACTCTCAGAGTTATGTGGAATTAATTATATGGTTCTCTATGACAGTTTACTTAGCAGGTCAAGAGCAAGACCATTAAGAATAGGTGAATACATGAAGATTTGTGAAGTATTGAATATTAGCCCTGTTGTAAAACAAAAAAACTGTTAGAAGTGTCGTTTCTAACAGCTATTTGCTAAATTTTTATACTTTATATATCTTGCAGGTTTTCACCACAATCAACGACACTGACTGTTTCTATGAGATACTTCGTCACTTATGCTGTTTTAGTTCAGCGGATTGATTGCCCGTTAGCTGACGAAATAAAAGGAATATCTTATGTAGTGGAACGTTTTAGAGAGCGTTCGGCTCGGTGTTTTATACTCTTCTCTGAGTGATTAACGCTACATAGATTATTACATTTAACCGGTTTATAGTGCTTTGGTACCACTATTGCGACCTTTAATTAAAAGAGCAGGGCATAGTCAAAAGTTTGGTCAAAACAACCAGCTCCTTTCATGCCCTATATGGACAGATTGATTTTAACATTATGCAAACATTTAAACAACATAAAAGTATTTAGAAAAACATAAGGATACATCAAAAGGAAAGAGGAAGACGTATGCAGGTAAACGTATACATTGTTGAAAATGATGTAATAAGGAAGTGGGAAGATATTTCCCCTTCAGAACAGAAAGAAATATCATCAGCACTAAACAGACAGTGTCTGACAACATTAGGATACATAGAGAAAAAATAGGTGTGGCGGCAGCAGGAACGGCATATAGCACCGCCACAGACCTCCGAGATAAATGACAGCAGGTGTCGACAGGCACCTGCCCCGCTCCATATCAAAGGTGAATTAAGCAGGGTTCGATTCCCTGATGGAGCACTCAGGCCTGAAAATTGAATATGAAAGAAGGAAACAAATGAAAAAGGCAACATTATTAATTAATGCCGCCATTGGTATTTTGATTTCTGTTCCTTTGCTTGTTGCAAAGATAAACTGCAGCAGGCGGACACAGGAGACCGGGACAAGAACTATGTCACCGGCAGAAGTGGAGCTTGAAATTAAGGCAAATACTGAAACCGTAGACACCACGGAAAAGTCAATGGAGTTTATACCTTATGATTTTATACCGCTATCAAAAGGATTACAGACATCAATATACTATTCATGCAAAGAATATTGTCTTAATTATGACCTTATTCTTGCAATTATCAAGCAGGAATCAGCATTCTGTGTTGATGCAATAGGTGATAATGGACATGCCTATGGACTTATGCAGGTACAGGATATCTGGTGGGATGATATCGCTATGGCTCTCGGACTGACAGAGTGGAAAACAGATCCTGCAGAAAACGTGCAACTTGGCATATATGCCCTCAATGAGTTCCTTGAAGAATACCAGGGAGACTTAATACAGGCATTAAATGCTTATAACAACAGTAGTACATATTCGGATGCCATATTCGCTAATATGGCATGGATTAAGGAGAATAAGAATGGATATTAACAAAAAATTAAACGAGTTACCTGTTTTTATGAAGGAAAAATCAATAGATATATCTGCGGCAATAGGTTCAATAGGACTTATGGAAGCAGAAGCTATAGTTGTATTGCTTGAAGCAACAGTCGAAGGATTAAGAAAAATTCCTTTGTATTCAAAGGAATTGGAGGATTTTATAAAAGACAATATTGGTTTCAGGACCACGGTATCTAATGATATTAACGAGATTGAAAAAATCAGGCAGCTTGAAAAATTTAAACTGGAAAAGATGCAGGAGAAACAATAGGTTTCAAGGGTGATTATCAGAGGGCATAAGCCCTTTTATAACATCCTTAAAATATATTAAAAGAAGAACATGGCATACAGAGAAAAGATATACTATCTCCCTCACAACATAGATCACGAATATGTATACGTTGGTAATTATGGAGCTAAGGGAGAGAAAAGGTCATTAAAGTTAAAGCCTACACCTGAGCAGATACAGAAGCAGAATCAGGCGAACCGTAGGAGATATGTAAGACGTCTCATTCTGGCCAACTTTGATAAAGGTGATTTATGGACCACGCTCAAGTATCCTGCAGGTACGAGGTTTAGTGATTCCGAAGTTATGAAAAAAGACATAAAAGCTTTTATACGAAAGCTGAGAAGTGTCTATAAGAAAGCCGGAGAAGAACTCAAATATATCTATCGTATGGAGATTGGCAAAAAAGGAGCACCACACATACATATCCTCATTAACCGGGGAAAACAACTAAATACTATATAAGAAGTTCTCAAACTATATGGATAAGCACAAGTGGAATATCATTACTTATTCGGATTATCTGGCTATGAAAGACAGGGCAGGATATAACATGAAAGACAGTATTACTCTGTTTCCTAAAGATTTGGAACGTGCACACACAGAGATAACTCTGGAAATAGAGCGGAAAAAGTCAGAACAACGGCAGAAGGAAATGAATGAAAAATATACTAAGATAGCAAAAGATTTTAAGCAGTTAAATTCCATTTATGGATATAAGACTGAAAAATTTATCATACGTCCTGCTAAAACCGCCGGAGAGATTGTGGTTGAAGGAACAACCCTTCATCATTGCGTAGGCAGCAGTAATGTGTATATGGAGAATCACAATAATGGCAAAAGATATATTATGTTTCTCAGAAAAATATCAGAACCGGATATACCATACTGTACAGTTGAGTTGGCGGAAGATTTTAAAGTGATACAAAGACATCAGGCATATGATGAAACTCCGGATGCGGAAGAAATAGATAAATTTCTGAAAGAATATGTAAAAGCAAAAACTTTGAAACAGGCAATATAGGAGGCAGATATGGAAGCACTTACAACATACAAGACATTCAAACAGAATCTCGATAATGAGCTTAACAGGGCAGCAGAAGGTTTTGTTAAGATTGGTTATCTTCTTAAGCTTGCAAGGGATAATCCTCACATCCTCGCCGGCAGTGGATATACGAATATCAATGAAATGGCAAATAAGGAGTATGGAATTGATAAAACAATAGTGTCAAGATGGATAAGCATTAATGATGAGTTTTCAGAAGGTGGTTATTCAGACCGGCTTAAGAGTGAATACCAGGGATATGGATATTCCAAGCTGGCGGTTATGCTTAATATTCCTGAGACAATCAGGGAGGAATTGTCCCCTGCCTTTACAAAGAGCGAAATACAGACAATTAAAGATGAAATTGACGAAGAAAGCCATATTGCCCCTATGGAGGTATATCTTGAAGGACAGGCAGCAGAACAGGAAAAGATAGAAGATAATCTTGGAAAGGTTCTGCATCAGCTTATGTATGAACAGCCGGATAAATATGTTATGGCATTCAGTTCAAAGAATGAGAAGGACTTACAGGATATATTCGCACCTGCGACAGAAGCTATCTATACTGTTAGAGTGCAGGGAGTCGGCAGATTTTTACTAAGCATGAAACCGGAAAAGGTATCACTTGTTAATATCCGTAACACAGATGACAAGGAAATGTACGAATGGACAGAGTTCGCAGAACGTATAAAACGGTTATTTGATTATGCACTACAACCAAGAGAATCGTGGGAAAAAACTTACAATATGCCATTCCCGGAAAAAGAAGAACCGGAAAAAGAACAGGAACAGACTAAAAAGCAGGAAGTTGCACCGGTGCAACATAAAGAAGCCCCGGTAAAACAGGTAAAAAAGCCGGAGAAGAAAGTAGTTCCGGCCAAAAAGAAGAAGATTGAAACACCTAAGGAAGATAATGAAGATGATAATACAATACGAGGATATAAAGCGGCAATAACATCATCACTCAAAAAAATGTCTTCTGTATGGGAATCAGATAAAACAGACACGGATAAAGTAAAAATACTGCTTGAAGAGACAGACAAGCTTGTATTCAGACTTAAGGGAATAGCCGGAGGTGAAAGAAATGGATGACAGGATTGAGAAAAATAAAGAACTTGTAGATAAAATGGAAGCGTATGCGGAAAATGAGCTTACTAAGATAACAGAGATGTGGAAATCTAAAGAAAGACAGGACAATCTTATATCATTGTGGCTTAAAGCTTCAGAACTGGCACACGCATACAAAACAATATATGACGCAAAGAAGGAAATGGAAGCGGTATGAAATCAGTATTTCAGAGAAGAAAGATATGCTATGTGTGCGGAGCAGTAAAAGGAATACATGAGCATCATATCTTTGAAGGAACAGCAAACAGGCGTAAATCGGAACAATATGGCTTGAAAATATACCTTTGTGGACCACATCACAATTTAAGTTCACAGGGAATACATTTTGATAAAGAGCTTGATAACTCTGTAAAGCAGTTGGCACAGAGGTATTTTGAAGAGCATTACGGCAGCAGGGATTATTTTATAAAAGAATTTGGAAAATCAGTATTGTAGGAGAATAATATGATAGCAGATGAAGTGAAGAGAGACAAGTCAAACGGATTTCCAGTAGAGGAAACTACAGGATGCTGTAAATTCTGTAAACAGCTCATTAATATACATATACAGGACTATAGAACAGAAATGGACAGAGAAGAACTGGCAACAGAATTATGCAGCTGTCAGCAGGCATTAAATTACACAAGAATGAAAAAGAACAATGAAAGAGTTAATGAAGCTCTTGAGAATCTTGTTGGGAATGAAGGCGAAATGGGGGAGCATATAGAAGCTGTTGCCAAGGATGTAATGAATGGTAAGATTTTAAAGGCAAAACTTGAACTTCCGCCAAGAATACGAGATGAACCGAAAGAAGTGTTAAATATAAGCACCACCAAAGACGGAAGCCTTAAAATCAATATATCAAAGAAATATACTAATGAAATTGAAATCTGATAAGCCGCAGAAAGAAGGGAGGTGGCAGCAGGGTTAATGATAACAACAGAAGAGCAGGTTGACACGTTGAGAGAAGCTATTGTGATGCAGGCAGTACAGGACCTTAAAAATGCGTACATGTGCATTGAAGAGATTGGAAAGAAAGAAGACAAGCTTCGTGCAGACCTAAGCAAAATGAATACAGACTCGAAAGCTGCCAAGGCTAAATATAACAAAACATATACACTCATCAGAAAGCTTGAAACAAGCCGAAAAGAAATTACACTTTGTGAAATGTTCTTCAGAGGAGATTGGTTTAAGAAGCTGTTTACATTAGCGGATGGGGATATGGTTATAGAGAGGTGTAGGGAACTGGCAGCAGAAGAAAGAAGAATTAAGAGAAAAAAATGACATAGAGCAGGCGTTTGTCTGCTCTTTTTGATTGTTACGCAATGCCCGGTGTGTTTTAATAAAAACAAAAGGAGTGATGACAAGGGCAAGACCGAAAAAATTAATAACTAAATCGACATTTGAGAAGCTATGTGAGCTCCAATGTACACAGTCAGAAATATGTGCAGTATTGGACGTTTCAGACAAAACATTGAACGCATGGTGTAAAGCAGAGTATAATATGAGTTTCTCCGAAGTTTTTCGTATAAAGAGAGAAAAAGGAAAAACAAGTTTAAGACGTGCACAGTGGGCACTTGCCAAGAAAGACTCACGAATGGCAATTTTCTTAGGAAAACAGTATCTTGAACAGAAAGATAAACCTGAGGCAGAATCAGCAGTCGAGAGCGTGTTAAAGAACATTGAGACGCTTGCAGAAGCAGTAATGAAAACCGCTCCAAACAGAAATATAGAGGATTTGGAGTGATGAATCAGGAATATACCGGCACCATTATCGGAGAGACAATTTGATTATTTTTGTAAAGCGTTAAACTCATGGTTTTCTGTTGCGGAAGGTGGTAAGAGAGGCGGTAAAAACGTTCTTTCAACCCTTATATTCTGCAGTATGCTTGAACACCATAAGAATAAAATACATCTTATTGCAGGAGTTTCAATGGCAACCGCCAAGCTTAATATACTTGACTGCGACGGTTACGGCCTTCTTAACTACTTTGAAGGAAGATATCGTGAAGGCAAGTATAAAGACCGAGACTGTGTATATGTCAAGACCAAGACTGGAGAAAAGATAGTATTAATCTCCGGAGGAGGAAAAGACGGAGATGAGAAACTGATTAAAGGAAATACCTACGGAATGGCATATGTGACAGAAGCAAACGAATGTCATCCTAAGTTCCTGAAAGAAGTGTTTGACAGAACATTAAGCTCATCAGACAGAAAAGTATTTCATGATCTTAATCCCAAAGAACCGGAGCATTGGTATTACACAGATATCTTAGCTTACCATGAAAAAATGCAGGCAGCAGATAAGTCTTATGGTTACAATTACGGCCATTTTACTATTGTCGACAATATGGCGCTATCATCCGAACACATAAGGAAAGTGTTAAAAACCTATCAGAAAGGTACGGTCTGGTATGACAGGGATATAAAAGGCCTGAGAAGTGTTGCAGAAGGTCTTATATTCCGTTATTACGCAGAAAATGAAGAACAATATCTGTATGACGAAAAAGGGCAGCAGCAGTTCAGCAAGATAGTAATGGGTGTGGATTTTGGTGGAGACGGGTCACAGACAACGTTCTTCCTGACAGGCTACATAAACGGATATAAGGAATTCCGTGGACTTGAAGAAGATGCCTGTCCTTTAGGCGATAATATAGATTCAAAGACAATATGTGACACCTTTATAAGATTCTACAAGAGCTGCAAAGAACGGTATGGGAGAATTGATTGGGTATTTCCTGATTGTGCATCTCCTACGCTCATTAATTCATTGAGAAGTGCAGCTAAAGAAAATGGGCTCACAACGGCTAGAATAGCGGGTTGCAGAAAAAATAAAGTTGAAGACAGACCGAGAACAATAGACTATCTGCTGACATGTGGCAGACTTAAAATAAACAGGAGCTGTGTAAACACAAGAAAGGCATTAAGAAATCTTCGGTGGGATGAAGATAAACCGGGAATACCGGAGGATAAGAATATAGGCAACATCAATGACAGATGGGATGCGTTTTGTTATACATTTCTGAATTTCATAGAATATATTGATTTAGCAAGATAGATAAGGAGAATTTTAACAGGGACAAGATAATAAGTGAATTTTTAGCAAACAAAGGATACAGGGTCAGGAATAATGCAGACTCAATAATCAAAGCATGTGAGGACTGGTATAACAACGAGAGCATATCAGAATTTCACAGCCGTGTGACCGTTAATGGCGTTAAATATGAGCTTAACAGGCTCAATATGGCGAAGCGTTGTTGCAGTGATGATGCAAATCTATGTGAGATAACAGAGATAACTCTTGAAAATGAAGAGGAAAACAAAGCAATCAACAAAATACTTGAAGCTAACAGGTGGAATACAATGATTCGCCGGCAGATAGAGAAAACCTCCGCACTGGGAACGGAAGCGGTGTACATTTCAATCGAAAATGCGAATGTAACACAGGATGGAGAGGTACATGGTGGAAATGTTAAATTAAACTATGTATCGGCGACACAGTATGTACCGCTGACGGTTGTGAATGACGAAGTAACAGAAGCTGCCTTTTGCAGTAAAGAGATGAAAGACAGCGAATATAAGTACACACTTGTAATCTTCACAAGGGATGACAACGGCATATATAACGCAGACAGTTATGTCCTTAATGAGAATGGAATGGAGATTGATAGCAGCTCTATAACGCTTGGAGACATTAAACCATTTGCAGTCTATAGAACAGCAGAAGTTAATAATCTCAAACAGATGGGAGAAGGCTACGGACTGCCAAAGATATGGAACAGTATATCTGCTTTTAAAGGAATCGACCTCGCTTATAATATTCTTTTCTCCGACCTCGATAAAGGTGAGAAGATAATACTTGTTAATGACCTGCTGTGCAAATATGACTCCAGTCATAACATCACACAGTCAATCGAAAATAAGAAGCTGTTCGTACTGACAGGGGAGAAGCTTCCGGAGCAGGAGAATATGATACATGAGTATAATCCAGAGATACGAATAAAAGACGTAAGAGATACGTTTGAGTTTCTTCTGTCGCTGTTAAGCCTGAATTTCGGTTATGGCTCTAAGAAGTATACTTTTGAAAATTCCCAGATCCAGACAGCAACCGAGTATATCGGAAGCAAACAGGATGAGATGCAGGCACTTAACCGTCAGAGATACCAGACAAGCGAATATATCAAAACAATAGTCAAAGCAATAGAATGGTTTGAAAACCGTTTTAACAATGCAGAATATGACTTGAATCAGGAAATAAAGATAGACTATGATGACAGTCTGATTATTGACAAGGAGACTATCTTAGAACGTAAGAGGAACGATGCCGTGACATTTGACATTCCGCAGCTTACAATATGGTATCTGATGGACGCATACAATCTTACAGAAGAGGAAGCAACGAGGATATATAGAGAAAAAGATACACCGGAAGATGAAACAGATGAAGATGAATAATTGCACCGGTGCAACAGGAGGTATGACTAAGGCTAAGTAATGACCAGTTAGACGTAATAGGCGGAGCATTGTCTCCGCTTTTCCAGTATTTGGAGCAGGAAGTAATATCGGATATAGCAAGAAGAATAGCAAAGACAATGAAGTATACAAGAACAGCCGAGAATATGGCTGTATCAATGTATCGAAAAGGCTATAGTCCGGCGTACATCAGAAAAGAAGCAATGAAAAAGCTTAATGCGGATAAGGATTTCCGAAAAGAAGTAGCGAAGAATACTGTCGAATATAAGAAAGAAATATCAAAGCTAATACAGAAGATAGAGAATGATGCCTATAAGGCAGGAGATAAGATATTAGCGGCAGCAGGAGACATGGCATGGTATGACGACCTTGCAGTCTGGAAACAGGCAGGGAAGTTATTAACCACGTCAGCAAGCACTCTAAGTATGCTTGTAGACGGCATAAAAAAACAGACAAAGGGTGAGATGAAGAACCTCACCAGGTCATTAGGATTTAAGACTCAAAGCGGATATGCAGCAATTGGCAATGCTTATCGGAATGAGCTTGACAAAGCAATGATAAAGCTTATGTCAGGGACTTTTTCGCAGGAACAGGTAATCAATGACACAGTACGCAGCCTTGCAAGAAGCGGAATAAAGACAGTTGCATACGGAAACAGAGCTGATAATCTTGACGTTGCAGTATCAAGAGCTTTGAGAACCGGTGCACATCAGATAGCAGGAGAGATACAGAATAACAGTATAAACGAGATGGGCGAAAACCTTGTATATGTACAGGAACACGCAGGTGCAAGAAACACAGGTGTAGGAGTTGCCAATCATGAAGAATGGCAGGGTAAGGTGTACTATATTAAGCCGGGAGAAGACTATAGTGAAGAGGCTAAACGAATAGGGCAGCAGAACATAGAAGACCTCTGGGAGTGTACAGGTTACAGCGTAGACAATATGCACATAAACGATCCGGCGGGATTGTTTGGCTATAACTGCCGACACTTGTATAACGTATGGTTTGAAGGAATATCTTCATTGCCGGCCAAACAGCCTGTTAAGCCACCGGTGGTATGGAATGGTAAGGTACTTGATTTTTACGCACAGACACAGGAAGCGAGAAAACAGGAAAGAAATATAAGAGCGTTAAAAAGGGAAAGAGACGCATTAGAGCGAACAGGACAGGATACTACAGAGATAAAAAAGAAATTGTCTGAGGCAGGAAGAAAGTATAAGCAGTTCTGCAAAGTATGTAAGTTCCCCCCGAACACAACCCGTACCAGGTATGAATCAGGAACGGCAGACCTGACTAAGACCAAGGCGTATAGGGAATATAATGATACTTGTAATAAAATCAGGGAAAGTAGGAAAGAGGTTGATAAAGAAAAACAAATTGATTATAATGAAATAAAAAATTATAGAAATTATGAAAAATCAATCAATGTAGGTGAATTAACACCCCTAGCTGATTTTGAACTTTACAAGAAAATAAGTAATGAGATAGATGAGAAGATAGTAGGCATTACTGCTTCTAATGGGATTAAAATAAAAAATAAGTCAAACCACTTCATATCAAGAGTTATAGGCTCAGTTGAACAGAAGAGAAATGGTGTAGAAATAGAGAAAATAATAGATACATTAAGAGAACCAGATGAAATTACCAATGTAGAAGTTAGAGCCAGTGGGTCTACACAAAGATTTAAAAAATATGGAATGGCAGCAGTATCTGTTAATCCTGAAACTGGAAATTTAATACAGGTTAATCCAATAAAGGAGAGGTGGGAAAATGATAGTAACTGAAGAACAAAAAAAAGAGATAAAAAAATACGGTGTGGATATTGATGAACTCATAAAAGCCGGGGATGTTAATGAAGTTTTGTTTGCAATAGATGATGTTATTCTTAATCTAATGGATGAAGATGGAGAACTGGATAAAGAAGGCGTTAAGCTTCAGTTAATATACGACCAGATATATAATGCTAATTAGGACGGTATTGTTAATTTAGACACATAAATATAAAAGACTGATATTCAGCTTAAAAGGCTTTTATTAGTCTTTTTTTGTTAGAAAAAAATCTGATTGTTACGCAATGCCCGGTGTGTTTTAATATGAATAAGCAAAACATATTATGCAGGTTGGAGTAAAGGAAACTCGACGGTCTCCTAAGCCGTAAATGTGGGGTCGATTCCCGCACCTGCTACTATCCCGTACTGAGGACAGCTCAGTATAATAAAGTGTAAGGAGAAACAATATGAAAAACATTGAGACAATACTGAGTGAAACCGGTGTGACTACAACACCCGAACAGCTTACAGCAATCAATGAAGCCATGGCGGCAAATTATAAACCGGTGGCCGACTATGACAAACAGGCACTTAAGCTGAAGACAGCAGAGGAAAGTGTAAAGACATTGACAGAAAGCCTTGATAAGTTCAAAGAGGTTAATCCGGATGAACTTAATACTCAGATTGAGACTCTGAAAAATAGTCAGGCGACTATGCAGAAAGAGTATGAGGCAAAGCTTTCTGATATGACTTTTAACAGTTTGCTTGATACTGCAATAACAGCTGCAAAAGGTAAAGATGCAGCACTCATTAAGAGAAATCTTGATATTGAGACTTTGAAAGCAAGCAAGAATCAGAAAGAGGACATTAAGAAAGCACTTGATGACCTTGCGAAAAATGAAATGTTAAAGGGACTTTTCAATGTTTCAGAGCCAGCAACAAGAGTGACATTCCCTGCGAGAATCAGCTCACAACCAGTAACTAAGAATTACCTGGATGAACAGTACAAAGGCAATCCGTACTATCATCCAAACTAAAGGAGGACAAATAAAGGTCAGTATTATATGGATCATTACATGTAGATGAGAGATACAGTGGTATACTCGAACCAAACTTATATCACAACAGCGTATTTGCAGATGGAGTTTCATTTACTTCAAAATACGAAGAGGGACCGGCAGGAGGTATTTTCGTAAGAAAACTTGGAACAACTCCTGTAGAAGTGGGAACACCGGGCAGAGACTTCACAGATGAGAACAGTTCAGATACTCTCATCCCTATCGTATTAAATAACAACTATATGAAGTCTAAGAAGGTATATGGAGTGCAGGCGGCAGCAGTCAATACTAAGCTTGCCAATGAGAGCCTTTCCATTGCCACACAGGAATGTGGAGAGGGTTGGAACCAGTCAGGTATAGCATGTCTCATCACTGAAGGAACAGAAAGTGCTGATACATCAGCAATCAGCAAAGCAAACGTAAAGAGTAAGATTATAGCTGCAAGAAAAGAGATTGTGACAGCAAAGGGTAAAGCGGATGTGGTTATCTGCTCACCGGAGTTTTTTGCAACAATCCTCGAAGCTGCCGGTTCAGAGTATACTCCTGAACTGAATAACTATATGAACGCAACCGGACAGGTTGGTACCTGGTTAGGATTTAAGTTTATCGAAGCTTCCGGTCTTGCAGAAGGAGTAACAGCTCCTTCGTACTACGATTATAGCGGTACAAAGAAGACTGTTGAAATAGCAGACCTCGGAAAAGTAGACTTTATTATGTATAACCATGAAGCTTTTTCAATCGTAACCAACTTTGAATCAGCGAGAATTGTTGATTCCGAAAACTTCAGCGGTACAAAGGCACAGATTGAAATTAACTCAGGCTTCAGGGTAACGTCAGAAAAACAGGTGCTTGTAAGAAAGCACACCGCCTAAGAAGGAGTAATTTATGTATATTACATGGGAACAGTATAGTAAGATGTATGACGATATAACCGAAGCAGAGTTTCCGGCAATGGAAAAGAAAGCAGAGGTAAAACTTGATTCAATTACACACCTGCAGGTACGTCGTTTCCTTGACGCATACATAGAGGACAATGCAACGTTATATGAAAAGCAGTGTGCAGAACAGATAACGTTGACAATGGCTGAGCTTATTCACAGGCTTAATAGTTTTGAGGCTGTGAATATGGGTGTCAGCTCTGTATCTAACGAAGGTTATAGCGTAAGTTACGCTGCAACAGATAACAAGTCGGTTAATAGTGAGATAAGGTCAATAATCTATGAAGGACTTGCAGGAACAGGATTACAGGGGGTGCAGTAATGTTTACGGACAAAATGACAGTATATAACCATTACAACAACGGTTATAACCGCCACGTTGTAGAACATATAATGTGGCGGCATGTAAGAGAACAGACTGTTGTAGCCAACAACGTAATAAGTAAAGAAAACTCTGAGCATATTACTATAGACTGTTCAAAAGTCCGTGACTATGTTCCTCCAACTTCTTACGAAGGAGAAGGTTTTACACTCAACCCGGCAGCTAAAGATATAGTTGTGGAAGGAATTGTTGATGATGAGATAACGAAAGATTTTACGGTCAGTATGCTTCTTAAGAAGTATGCCGGCAGCAGTGGAATAGTAACATCAGTAACAGATTCAAGAAAAAGGCTGTTGCCTATAATCAAGGTGGTGGCTAAATAGGGCCAACTTTAAAGTTAAATTTAGTTTTGATACAAAACAGTGTATCAGGCGTTTAGGTCTTAATAAAGGTGGTGCGGTGCAGAAGATAATTGACAGTGAAGTCATTAATCTGTCTGACCCGTATGTTCCTCTTGATGAAGCAGGAATGTATGCACAGCCGGGAAGATTAAGAGATAGTGTGTATTATTCTACAGTGATAGGAAGCGGTGAGGTTGTATATGATACCCCATACGCAAAGTATCATTACTATAACCCACAACAGAACTTTCAGGGAGCACCAATGCGAGGTGCTTTCTGGGTAGACAGGGCAATGCAGGATGGAGGAATGGATAAGCTGACATCCTCGATTGAAAATTACATCAAAAGGAATGGTGGAAAAGGTGGTTAATGTCGGACAGGCAATAATAGACTGGCTCAAGACATATGTTCCGGAGACTATCACAACAGATAGTCTGAACCCCGAAGCGGTTTCTTACGGTTTATATAAAACACCCACACAGCAGGTCAAGAAAGATATATTAGGCAATGCAAGGTACAGCGATTATTATACGTTCATGGTGCGTCTTGACACGATAACAGATGATAATATGATTAGCAATCAGGACTATCTGCAAGGCTTGTGTGACTGGATAGAAGACCGGGACAGGGAAAATAATTATCCTGATTTAAAGGGATATACATGTACCGGAATCAGCGTAAGTACACCGTTCTATGTTGGTGTTACTGATGAACATACAGCAGTCTATAACATGACAATTAAAATCAATTACAGGAAGGTGATATAAGGAAAAGAGCAGCAGGCGAACAGATTGAAGGAAAGTGGAAGGCAGTATTTATAGATGCTTCCTTTAACAGTGGTTCTCCGACGTATGTAAGACTTGGTAAGGACCTTGAGGAGTATTCAAAAGATCTGAATCCGGATATTGAGACAAAGAAAAATATCTTGGGAGAGACAAGCGTACACCACAAAGGATATGAGCCACAGTCAAGTGTAGATACTTACTACGCATACGAAGGTGATGCGTTATATGAACATCTTGACGAAGTAGCTAACACATACAGCAGAGGTTCAAGCTGTGACACAACTATTGTTGAGGTACTCTTAGACAATGACGGAACAGTTGTAAATGCTTACCGTGAAAATGTCAAAGTAATACCTTCGGCACAGAAAGTAGACACGGAAGGCTATAATATACCGTTCAATATCTACTACGACGGCGGCCGTGTTGCCGGCACTTGGGATAACAATACCAAAACATTTAAAGAAGCAACAGAGTAAATACGGGACGGTTTATTAACCGTCCTATTTTTGTAAAGGAGAAAACACATGGAAAGAATATCAATAGATAATGGTTTAAAAAGTTTTGAAATAGCAGACAATGAAGGAAATGTGAGAGGTGTAATAAGCTTTAATCCGTCCGATTTTGGCTTTATTGAGCGTGCGAAGAAGGTACAGCAGGATATTATCAAATATGCCGATACAATCCCGGAGGATGCGTCAGAAGAGACCCTTGTAAAGATAGATAAGACAGTCAGGGATAAGATAGATGAACTCTTTAGCAGTAATGTATCGGAAGTCATATTCGGGAATGTTAATTGTGTATCCTTTAGTGGAGGAAAACCACTTTTCAGAAAAGCACTTGAAACGTTGATTCCTATTGTGTCAAAGACAATAGTGGAAGAAATGAAGAAAAGCGAAGACCATATAAACAAGTACACGAAAGGCATTATTAAATGATAGGTGAGCTTCCTGACACAATAACATGTGACAACAGACAATATTCTATTCGCACAGACTTCCGTATCGCATTACGCATCATGGTAGCATTTCAGGACCCGGAGCTTAAGCCGTATGAAAAATGGATGGTAATGCTTAAGCTTCTGGTAATAGATTTTGATGAAATTGTTGATACAGAAACAGCGGTAGATGAATGTATAAAGTTCCTTGATGCAGGAAATACGGATCCGTCACGCAGTCATACAAAGCTATATGACTGGGAGCAGGACGAACAGATGATATTTTCTTCAATAAATAAAAATGCCGGGCATGATGTGAGAAATGACAAAGAAATGCACTGGTGGACGTTTATGGGACTGTTTAATGAAATAGGAGACGGAATGTTTGCACAGGTCATACGGATAAGGCGTAAGCGTGCAAAACATCAGAAATTGGAAAAAGAAGAAATGGAATTTTACAGAGAAAACAGAAACATTATTGATATCAAACGCAAGATGTCAGATGAAGAAAAAGAACAGATGTCACGAATCAATGAAATGTATATGTAAAGGAGAAATGATAAAGGTCAGACGGAAGAGTAGTAATAGACACACAACTTGATACAGACGGAATGACTAAAGGCTTCAAAGAAGTTAATTCTTCCGTAAACACATTAATCAATAACATAGATAAAACATCTACCAAAGTAGCCAGTCTTGAAAGTAAGCTTGAAAATCTAAAAAATGGTACTGTAAAGACAGATGCTTACAAAGAACTTGAAGATTCTGTGAAAAGACAGTCTGCCGAATATGATAAGCAGGTGGAAAAGTATAACGAACTCATCGCTCAACAGACAGAGTTGCAGAATAGTAATCATACCTATGGAAAAGAATGGGAAGATGTTAATGCTAAGATTGCCGAAGCAGATAACAAGCTGTCAAGAATGGGTGAGAAACTTGACAATGACAAGTATAATTTGCAGGATATGCAGGACTCAGGAAAAGCATTTCAGGTTGACAACGAAGCGGTAAAGGATACATCAGAAAGCCTTAGGGAAGCAAGAAACCAATTAGAACTGTATTCCCAGAAGCTTGATGAACTTGAAGGTAAAGAGAAAAAGAAAGTAAATATTGGAACACAGCTTAAAAATACTTTTTCCGGTGTAAGAAAGTCACTATCTTCAACAGTTAATCCTATGAAAAAATTCAATGACAGGTTTAAAGGTCTTGCTAAGCGAGTTTTTATTTTTGGAATAATAGCTTCAGGTTTAAGGAAAGTTAAAGACAGTTTACAATCTCTGCTTGGCTCGGATAAAGAAGTAAAAGGCTACATGAACCAGATTAAAGCTAATCTTACGTTAGCATTTGCTCCGCTTTATGATGCTATACTCCCTGCACTAAAAGTAGTATTACAATATGTTGTAAAACTCACAAGTTATCTTGCGGCTTTTGTAAGTAAGTTGTTCGGTGGCGCAGATGCTTCTAAGAAACTTGCTTCCAATATGGCATCCACAGCCACAAGTGCAAATAAAGTACAAAAGGCTCTTGCAAGCATAGATGAAATAAATGCAATAGACATAGAAACCGGAGACACAGGTGTTACAGATGCAATAAATAACTGGCAGATGAACAGCAATGGTTTTATTGACAACATGGCAGCAGCAATAAAAGACGGAGACTGGAGAGCAATTGCATCAAGTATGAGTGACCTCATCAGCACCGCCCTCTCAAATATAAACAGTTTTCTCAAAAAGGTAAACTGGAAAAAGTTAGGAAAAAATATTGGTGCTTTTATATCAGGTATCAAGTGGGGTGAGATAGCCATTAATATGTTAGAACTTGCCCGGACTATTATAAGTGCACTGATAGATGCGTTTTCAGGATTTGCTGAGGAAGCTCCGCTCGCCGCACTTGCATTAGCTATTGCAGGACCTCTTAAATTACTTAAGTTTGATTCTAAGTCAAGTGCAATGAAAAGTGTCGGAGGAAGATTCGCAAATACATTAATGGCAGCAATAGGTGCTGCTGTTGGTGGCTTTCAGGCAGGAAAAGGCTTTTGGAAAAAATATATTGGTGAAGATGGTGATGAATGGATAACCGATATGGGATTGATGGACACAATAGATTATTTATTTGAAGATATGGATAGTCTTAAAGAAGGCTTTTCAATGCTTTGGGATGATATGGCGGAAGGTTTTGGAACGTCATGGACAGCGTTTACTGACTGGCTTTCCGGAACATGGGTAGGAGAAGCAGCGTGGAGTGTCAGTAATGCACTGGAGACATTCTGGGACAAGGTTGAGAATGGCTGGAACAGTATAGTACAATCAGAAGTTGTGGATTTAACAGATGGTCTCGGATTTGGTTTTGATCGTGTGGCAAAAGCTAATGAAGCATGGGCAAAACTGCAGGCTTCGCCATTTTGGGACAAAATAAAATGTGTAATAGAAAAGGCAGCAGGGGTATCTCTTGAAGGTATTGACCTGTCAGATCCTGCAACTATAGGAATAATAAATTCAATTTTGGAAGCAAAAGATTCCGGTGACTGGTCATTAGTTGCTAAAGCGGTAGAAGAATATAATAATAAACTCGCAAATCAATTCGGAACTAATTTTAATAATTATCCGCATAAAAAAGTAATAGGTTCATATCTGGCAAAGGTTGTATCCGATGCGGTTGGAATGGTAAGGGTAGAATCAAAATATAAGTCTTCTACACTCGGTAATCTTGTAAATCTGGGATTGAGTCCTGTCTCCCGTGTTCCTATGCTGGCAAATGGTGCTGTTATTCCACCAAACAGACAATTTTTAGCTATGTTAGGAGACCAGAAACATGGAACTAATATTGAAGCACCGCTCGATACAATTGTTGAAGCGGTTGAAAAAGCCAATGCAGGTCGAAGCGGACAGACAGTGGTAAATGTACAGATAAGTGGACAGACGCTTTTTAAAATATTTCTTGATGAATACAAGAAAGAGACATCAATAACCGATGTAGATCCGATAATCGGAATATAGGAGGAATGACAGAGGGCAACGTGGAGACCACTTTTTAAAATTAATGGAATTTCGGTACCGATACCTGACAATTATGGCCAGACAATAAGTGATTTGTCTACAAGTGAGGCTGGCCGTAATCTGAATGGGAAAATGACAAAGGATGTTATAGCTGTAAAAACAACGATACCATTTGAATGGAGCGAAATGGAATGGAATATAGCGGCAGCTCTTGCTAAGGCTGTGGATGGAAAAACAAGCGTAATGGTATCTTATATGGATGTGCGAAATCCGTACAAAATGACAGATAAAGAAGTGTATATAGGTGACAGAAGTTTTGAAGTCGCTGATTTTGACACAGACGGTAAAGTATACTGGTCTGTTAAATTTAATGAAATAGAGGTGTAATATGCTTAATGGAGAAATTAATGGAGCTGATAATGCAATAATTAAATGTACGTTATCAGACAATACAGAAATCATATTTGATGGAGAAAACATAGAAGAAAATGGATTAACAATTAAAGGGAGTATAGCCGGCAGCAGGTCAATACAGATTGGAGCTACAGTAATGAAAGTTGCAAGCCTTAATATAATTGACATTGCAGGCAAGTATAAGAATACTGATTTTCGCAAAGCAGTATTTAACATAGATATAATTAATGATGATACTACATATCACAAAGGTAAATATATATATTACAGCTCTACCAGGAGTAACGGAAGAATTAAGTTTGAACTTAGGGACTATATGCAAAGAACCGAAAAGAAATTTAATTCTTCAGTAACACTTCCGGCTACATTTGGAACACTTATGAGGATAGTCGCACAGGATTGTTTATTTACGCTTGGGTTTAAGGAGTTTAGAAACAGTGATATGACGGTAGCCGCCATACCGGAGAAAGTGACACATAGAAACATAATTAATTACATAGCTCAGGCAGGTGGTTATTTTGCAGAGTTTAATGAAGCCGGAGAATTGGAGTTTAAGGATTATAAAAAAAATGCAGCCAATCCGGATATGACTATTGATAATACAAAGTATTTTGAACCGGCGGAAAATATAACAACAGTAACAGGTGTTGCTTATGTTATTGATGATTCAAGACATTTGATCGGGTCAGATGATTATGTATTGGAACTTTCAGATAATCCGTTTGTAACAAAAGATAATGTAGATAAAGTGCTGAATACTCTTGCTGATGCTGTTGTACTAATGACATTTTATGCATTTAATGCAAGAATACATTCAAATGTAAAAATTGAGCTTGGAGATATGCTGAATATTATTGATTACCGAGGCAATGAATATCCTGTTATGGTAATGTCACTGACTTACGCAATCAATCAGAATGAGACAATATCAGGAGTTGCTGTAAGTGAGGAAGAAAAAGAAAATTCCGGAACGGACCTTTTAACCAGGATAATAAGTAAAACAACCAATGCTGCACAGCAGATAATAAGTACCTATGATAAAATTCTGACTAATATGACAGAGCTGATATCGCAGGGGTTTGGAATGTATACATCAAGAGAACAGTTAAGTGATGGTTCCTACATAAACTATATGCACAATAAGCCTACTATCGGGGAAAGTTCAGTTATATGGAAGCTGACAAGCAATGGGTTAATGGTGTCAAAGGATGGATGTACTTCATGGGCTGTTGATAGTAATGGCAATGCTTTGTTTGATGTTATCACAGCACATGGTATTAATTCTGACTGGCTTAATGTGGATAATCTTAATTCGATAAGTGGTAAAATCGGTGGATTTACACTGACAGATAATCTTGTAGGAACGGCGATGGCATATTTACCACCAACAGAAGATGATATTAAGAAAATAACAGAGGCATGGAAAAAGGGTACACTTGATTCACTATATGCAGAAAATACATGGTGGGATATGAACGGTGACGGTAAGGTTGATATGATGGATATGGCCTTGATGAAGGCAATCTTATGGTACAGAAAATCATATTCAGATTGTGCTCATAAAAAACTAAGCAGAGTATATATTGAATTAAACCCCGTAAATCCGGACAAAGCACTAAGAATACATGGAACAAACGCATGGGGTTCTGATGTGGATTACTATGTAGGTGCTACATCAAGTATACTAAGTAAATTAGAAGCTAATAAAATACGAACAGGAGCTATATCTATTGATGATGGCAATCAAGTTAGTGGGGATAGTTGGAGTTCAGAAAGTGGCATATCAGTTACTAAAGATATCAAAGCCAAGGGAGAGATATATTCCGGATACGGAACTTCTTCTCAATTAAGCTTAACAGATGTTAATCATAATATTAATAATAATATTAATAAAATCCGAGGACAAGCTGTAATTAGTGTAAATGACAGGCTTCAAACAGGTCAAAGTGGAAATAAAGTTACAATATGGAGCCTTGGCGGGAAGAAATTATCGCATGGTTTTTACATTGTTATTGTTTCTGCGATAATAAAAACGTCCAGATATACAAGCACACTTAGATTTTATGGTGATGCTAGTGTAATCGCATCCGGTGTTACAAATTCACAAACTGAAACAGTAAGAACAATGGCGGTTGGAAATTTTGGTGTTAATGGTACACAATCATTTGATTTTCGACTGGTAGCAGAAGGACAGGATGCTGGAACAACAGTGACAGTACCATCATATCAGACCTATAATATTCTGGTAGTTAAAGTCGGATAATTTTATTGATACCACACTCCGGCTATGCTATGCTAAATAAAAAAGGAGATAGCAGCAAGGCAGACATATCAGATCATATGCCTTTGTGGTGGACAGGCAGCAGTTACGGCAGTAATAACGGCAGTTGTCACAGCAGTAATAAACAGAGGCAGGAAAGCAAAACAGAAACAGGAACAAAATACGATTGAGTTTACTGCAATAAAATTAGGGCTTCAGGCTGTACTTAGAAACATACTTTATCAGATGTATTCAAAATGCAATACAGTAAAAGAAGTAACGCTTGATGAGAAAGATGATTTTAACAACATATGGAAACAGTATCATAACCTTGGTGCCAATGGCGTCATGGATGATATAAAGAAAAAATTCAATGATTTACCTTTGAAAGGAGAATGA